TTGGGCGATTTCTTCTTGCTCTTGAATACCACCATGCCCCTTGGCGTTTCCCCTCTGCGTTCAAAGGGGGTGTTTACCAATACAAATCTGATAGTCCTAGACATCTTACTCTCCCTGTTAATTATCCTTGCCAAAGTTAGCAAGGTAAGATCACTTAGACGATTTATTGGCGTTTATGTTCGTTACTGTGTTTGCATCACTAGCATAACGCTCACTACCCATTTTAACTTTTACTCGCTGGTAATTAATCAGCTTTCATAGTTCACAAGATGACTGCTTGTGGCCCTAAGTAACCTTACCTAACCAACCCTTACTCTTATCTATTCGTTTAAAGTTAGATTTTATTTAGGAAAAATCTAGAAAAACCTTTTTTATTAATCCCGATCATACCTACTTGGTTTACGCATAGCATTGCCATTCTCATGAATGAAATCATCAATGCTTAACGCCTGTTCATTCTCCAACTCTCTTGCCTCAAGCATCTGGTGTAGTGCTTGACAACCATCCAAAATCCTACAGTGCAAATACTCAGGATACTTACCATCGTTAGTTTGTATCCACCCATGCGAAAACTCTTCTTCGAAGCTGGTTACCACAAAGCTATTAGACTTTGGGTTGTAGTTTACTCCGATTATGTAAGCATGGCCATTGTTTAAGACTTCTGGCATATGCTTAAGAAACTCTGCGTACTCATGACATTCTAAAATCAAATCGTTCATAGCTAACCCCTTTCAAGGATTATAGTTATTCGTCTTCGCCACACATATCGTTAGGCCAATCATCCTCATGTTCCGTATCGTCTTCGATGTATTCCTCATCGTAGTTACCATCGTAACCGTCTTCGAAACTCTCAAACTCCCAACCATCATCAGTAAAGTCCATCGCTATCTCCTTGGTTATTGTTTCCTACTTACTTATTCGTATGACTATACTTTTTATTTAGCTAACTTTTCGAGCAAATAAACTTTTCTCATCTCCGTTATTCGCCCAATCTGTTAAAACCCCTAAAGCACCAATCGAATCTAAGGCACTTCGAAGATGTCCAAAATAAATCTTAGCATCCTCAGTTCTTTGCCAATCCTCAGCTAGATAAGTATCAGCTAGATTAGCTTGCTTAACCAATGTCATCAAAGTGTTTACTGTTGTTTCATAATCCATTTTTCCATCCCCTTTGTTTTAGTTATCGTTACTGCTTCCGTACTATTCTATTCGTGCAAGTATGCTTTTTATTTAATGAAATATAAAAATATTTTAGTAAAACTTTATTATACTAAATTAAATCAGTCCAGCCTCCCCCCATCCCCCCTAGATTTTTTCCTAGATGGCAAGTTTATTTTTTATCGGCCCTTCCCGATTTTTTCAGATTTTTGTTTGTTTCCCTCCTTTCTATATATTTCTATTCGTGCAAGGCAGGCAATTATTTAGTAAAAAAAATAAATTTTTCCCAAATAAATAGTATAACAAAGTATTACATTTTTGAATTTATTGGTAGTGGTAAGACACACAATCTGGGCATACCGCATCGACCCTCAGTGGTCTTGGTAAGACACCCTGAGCTTTTTTAAAAAGTCTGCTTTTTTCGTTTTCGGTATCTCACCATGGTTTGCACCTAAAAGCAGAAAACATACCGATCATTTTAACTTAATACATTTTGTTTACCTCTTATTGTTATATATAGTTATTCGTACTAGGACCGATATTATTTAGGAAATAGTTCCAAGTTTTTGGGAAATCATCGTAACGATACCTTATACAAGTTTGGGCAATGTTACGATATCCTGCAATCTTTTCTACTACCTTTATCCTTGCCATATTGCATACCTTGCAATAGTGGCGTTCAAAAACATTACCATCATCATCGGTATCTCTACCTAGCTTATTCCATTTGTCATGATTACAATTCTTTACTATCATCATCATCCTCCTGTTCAATGTCGTATTCTTTCCAAGAATCATCTTGCGAATCTTTCCACGCCCCAAACAAACTTGATTTATATTCAATCACCTTCTGCTCAAAAGTTAGTTCGGGAAAAAACCAAGTGTAGTATGAACACATTTTACTTCCCCCTTAGTGGTATATGTAAGCAACATTTTTATAATCCTTATCCCAACATTTTCTACAATCTTCGCAGTTAGCTTCACTTTCACCAGTGAACGATCTAAGACTAGCAGGGCACACATTCTCATGTCGAATATCTGCATTAACTGGTGTGCTTATTACTGTACTAGTTGGCAAGCCTAGTCCACTACTTGGAACTTGATCTACCATGAACATACTTGCACGAACAATAAGGTTAGCAGGAAATTCACCATATATAGCTTGATATTCACGAATCATGCCATGTTCTTTACTAGGCAACCAAAACTTTATTTCTGGTACTGCCTTAGCTATATTAACTATAGCGACTAACATATCTACCGATTGTAAATCCCCACTGGTAAACCATCTGAAATATCTTTTCTCTGCCTTAAGTCTTTTTAACTTACCTTGGAAGTATTCGATAAAAGAATCTTGCCAATCTTGTAAACTTCCCCCTATTTGTTCCATCCTAGCCAAGTCTGCTTTCTTCTTACTACCGAAGATATATCTACCCTTAAGGGCATAACAACCGTTACAGATACTACCTTTAACCTTGACTAGCTTGCTTCCTGTTTGGCATAGCCAAGCAGGTAAATCCCACGATTCCCAAGGCATTTTAGTCGTTTGGCTAGTTTTTATAGTTATTTTGTTAGCCTTAACATCGTCAACCGTAGTCAATTCCATTCTCATTTTACTGTCCTTTTTACTAGTGTTAGTTATCCTCATGCTATCTTATTCGTTTAACTATGATTTTTATTTAATAGAATATAGAATTATTTTAAATATATTTTGTTATACTATGTTATACCAATAAAGCTATAGGCGTTCCGCATCCCCTATTCCATACTCATTTGCATGGCGGGTTAAGCATTACCCTCAAGCTTCCTTATATTATATTATTCGTTTATGTACCGATTTTATTTAGTAGAATTTTAAAAATATTTTAAATAAAAAGGTATAACAAAGTATTACATTTTCGAACTTGTCAATATAGGTAAGACAAGGGGCTTTCGCCCCTTACCTTATCATTCAATGTTGCATACCATTATGGTAACAATGTAAGCAATTAAAGCAGATACCATTAATAGCATGTTAGTATTCTCCAAATAGTACTATAAGTAATCCAATGAACACGCCACCTATCGCACCTATGATCGGTTCCATTATTCGCCCCTCCTGTTGTATTGGACAGGCTTATTGATCTGTACGATTATTTGGTATAGACTATAGCTATATACCATCAGGCCAAATAAACACAATAGATTGATCGTTTCAACGCTCATTAGTTGTGCCTCCTTGTGTTAAATTCTTTTCTGTAAATGCTTATTTGATCAAAGTACTTATTTGGATTTATATCCAACCTAATACATTCTTGACAATCGGCTATACTAGCTATTAGTCCTGCAATTGACATTGCCTTAGCTTTCTTTATCTCGACTTCCCAATTACAGATAAAGGGATCATAAACATTCATCATCTTATACTCTCCATGTGTTAGTTACTACTTACTACCTATATATCTATTCGTTTGACTATCTATTTTATTTAGCAAAAACTTTTTATTAATCATCATCATCATCATCGTCATCATCTTCGGGATCAATCGGTATTTGCATCCTAGTCTTATTGACATGATCGAACCATTCTTTGTTTAACATAAACTCTTCGTAAGACAATGGCACTCTTGCCCAAGGATTAGTCACGACTGCTATCATATTAGTATCCTCCTTGTGTTACAGATTCTTCTGGCCTGTTGTTGCTTTTCTTACAGATTAAATCTTCTAATAACCTGATCACTTTCCTATTGTCTTGATGATTAAAGACTTGATCGTAAGATTTTTGCATCAAAACAGATTCCAATAACCGGATACTTAAATTTTCGTACATGATACTTTCCTTGTGTTAGAACTTCTTATCTTCCCTATATACTTATTCGTTTGCCCCCTGCTTTTATTTAGGAAAAAACAGGAAAAACTTTTTTTTTATTTTTAGTCGTGAATTATACCTTCTGCGATATAGTTTAGACTATAGGCCGATATTTTCTTATCATTATGATGATTACCATCGTTATAGCTAACAAGGATATACCAACCATTTTTAGACTTACACAAGCTTTCGATTGTACCGAAACGAAAACCATCTGATTTACTGTCCGGTCTGGTGTACCGATTAATCGAAATCTTCTTACCTATGTTTTCTCCAAATACATGAGTTCCAACAACATTACCATCTTGAATCTTAATCATCGTAAAAATCCTTTACTAAACTATTTTGATGATGCTTACTTAGGTGATCACCTTAACCTTGCCCTGCCTATATATCTATTCGTTCTATAGGCATTTTTATTTAGACTTTCTCTAAATTATTTTCAAATTCTCCCCTTAGACTTTCTTCACATTCAAATTTTTCGATCATATTTTTCTCCATTGCGATAAAAGCTTGTGCCTCCCTCTCACTATCTACTGTATCGACTAATGTCGCTAAAATTCGCTTACTTAAGCTTGTGCCATTTTTGAATGTCGTTACTAGTTCAATCTTTTCATCCCAAATATCAAACTTATTCGAACTATTTTTATTGTATACTAACATCGTTTTTTTCCTTGTTTTAATCCCTTAAGGTATAACTACTTGTTTCCCTTATGCTATTCTATTCGTTTCAACCGATTAATAATTTAGTAGAATTTAAAAAGTATTTAAAATAATTTTAAAAAGATAATAGGATAAAAATATCCAATTTTGAATGGGTATGATTAGGTAATACAATCGGTCCGAACTTAGTCAAACGCCATAGCTTCCCTAAGCCCACCAGTTTAGGTAATACTGGTAAGTTAAAATTAGAGGGGATATTTCTACCCCCCCTATCTTTCCTATCTTACTTTTTGAAAGCTTCTTTCAACTCATTCCATATTTGGCTTATTCTACCTTCTGAAAGTTCCAATTCCTTAGCTATTTCTTGATTAGTAAATCTGCACGCCTTCATTATGATAATATTGTATTCTTGTAAAGTTATCATAGCCTCGTCAAGTAGTTCTTGTGCTTGTTTTTGAACTTGGCCGACAAGGTCTTCACTAGTATTAATTGGATCGATTACCTTACCTAGTGAATCTTCACAAGATAGGGAAGTAGTGTTTTTTCTTACATATTTCTTGCGAAGTTCATCATTAAGTTTATTCTTGTAAACTACCCAAATAAACTTCTCGAAGCTAACATCATTTTGAGTACGATCAAAAGTAATGTAAGCGGAACCAACAACATCGTGAGCAAGTTCGCTAGCTTGCGACTGGTTAAGTTTTTTCGAAGCTACTGAAATAAGCTTTGAAGTTACCAAGTTAACATCGCAACCAAAAACTGAATTATCCATTTTTCTATCCTTGTAAAAAGTTTGCTAGTGAGAAGTTCATTAGCATAATATCATTCTATTAATCTATTCGGCATCGGCTAGCTTTTATTTAACTTATTTTTAAAAGTATTTTAGAATTGTCATATTGTCATGTGCGCCTGCCATTGTGGCATCTGTCGGCTTTTCCGTCTGTCATATTGGCGGGGTTTTTTCAAATTGGCTGTCATTTTGGCAGGGGCTGTCCAAACCCGGGGGCATGTACACTTAACAAGCCAACTATTATATAAATGTACTACCCATACTAGGCAAATCGGCCCCTAAAGTTTCTTCTTTCTTCGACCAAGTTTGCGTTTTACTTCGGGCAGCATGTTATGAATTGTGGCCGTACACACATCTATCAGGAGTACTTTCCTTAAGGTGTCAACCATTTCTTGAAGTGACATTCGGTAATAATTCTTGAGTATGAAATCGCAGATAACTTTTTTGGTAGATTTGTCAATCATTTGGTTTACTCGCCCACTCGTCAAACTTTTTTTGTAAAACGACTTCTGTTGTTTCGCACTTTGTCCAGCCTACATATCGATCAGTGATTAATAGGTAAGCCTTCGGCTTACTCTCAAAACATCTGCTAGCCCAATAAAATCCAGAGAAGGATGAAATCAAAAGAGAAAGCTTGGGCATCAATGTTGATATCTGTCTTCGATTGAATTCGCCCATATCTATAATCTTCGCCCTGCTCGATGGATAGTTAGCATTGCACAGCCATAAAATATGGTAGTCTTTGTAGTATTTGTTTACTATCTTATCATTATGGGCTTTGTTCATATAGCTTTGCTTACTTGAAAAATGCGATTCGACCCCAAGCAATGGTTTATCGTTAAATCGCCTCGCAAATTCTTCTGCCCAATCTGATTCTTCTTTTGTTGGAAAAAATGCAGGACCATTTTTTATATAGTCATACCCATTTTTTTTTAAATGCAATGGAACTCTTGCATCAAGTTGATCGGCATACTTTGGTGTATTGCTTAAAGTTGTGTTTATTATTTTACATTTGTTTTCTCTGGCAAAGGCATGAGCAGAGGTGTTATCCATATAGATAAGCCCTTTAACATTGGGTATGTTTAACAGAGCACAATCAAACTTTCTACTTGTACAGATTGTTATTTCGGCATCTCTTATTTGAGATATAGCACCAGCAGAACAAAGATTATCTCCAAAGCGTTCATAAGCTTGGACTAGTAATTTTTCCATAATGTATTATAATTAATACACAGGAGAAATCAATAATGAATACGCCACAAAAAATAGAAACAGAATTACGCATAGTTGCTCATGCGGACATTTTACCTTTGATTGAGCCAGATCCTTCTGAGGATGAAGCATTAATTAGGATAGTCGCAAACACTAGTTCTTTGGAAACTAAAACAAATGATCTATCCTCACGGACTGACGGAAAAGCAAGTGATGACGGCAATGGATAAGGCAATCGCCCTCCTTGCTACAACATTTATGTTTGGTTATTATGATAGTGATGACATAAGACAAGAAGCTTATATTTTTGGTTTAGAAGCTTTACCTCGTTATGACCCATCTCGCCCACTGGAAAATTTCTTGTACACGCACATAAGAAATCGGCTAATAAATTTCAAGCGTGACAAATACCATCGCACAGATTCTCCCTGCAAAATCTGTTCAGAACACGGTAGGCATCCAGATGGCTCAGTTTGCCAAAAGTTTATTTCTTGGAAAAGAAGAAACTCATCTAAGCAAAACTTGATGCGACCACAAAACATAAAGAATACTGATGATTCAGAAAAGTCAATGAGACTAAATCAATCTGTTGTAGACGATGCAAATATATCTGAATGTATAGAACTTATAGATAATAATCTAGATGTTGAACTTAGATCAACTTATATTAGAATGAAGAATGGCGAACCAGTGCCAAAAGCTAAAAGATTTAAAATAGAGGAATCAATTAAGGAGATTATAAGTGGCAGGAAAAAGGCTGAATAAAACTGATCGTGATTATATAGCTACGAACCATCAATCAATGTCTCTCTCAGATCTCTCTGCTAAAATAAATAAGTCTGAGGATATGATTGTGGATTATATTACAGATTTGCAATTAAAGGAAAAGGCTGGCGAGCTAAGAAGCAGTAAAGCGTGGAAGCAACTTAGGCAAGAGATGGATGAGGATGAGCTAGAGTACTTTGAAGAGCAGTATGTAAAGTACATGGCCCAGTTCAGAGAAGATGTGCTCGTAACTGAGGAAACACAAATATTTTTGGTTATCAAGTTTGAGATAATGATGCATAGGAATGCCAAGGGCAAAAGGAATGCAGCGAAAGATATTGGGCGATTAGTCAGACAACAAGAACAGTACATGGGGCGATTTAGCTCTCCAGATGAAATGTCTGATACAGACCGCACTTACTTGTTGAACTTGGAAACTCAAATACAAGCAGCTAAAGCATCTGAACAAGCTCGCTCTACAGAGTATATAAAGCTTGAGGAAAAACATCAGGCACTACTCAAAGATTTAAAGGCGACCAGAGATCAGCGTGTAACAAGGATTGAGTCATCTAAAGAGACATACTTATCTATAATCAAGAAGCTTCAGAATGAAGAAGAGCGTGATCTAATAGGTGGAAGTATGGAAACTATGAAGATGGCGACAAAAAAGGAAGAGAAAAAACTAACTAGCGTTCATACATTTGAAGATGGTAGTCAGGATCTACCAGTCTTAATACCAAAGGAAAAAGAAGATGAGTAAAACGGCACTAGTGTTTGGGGCAACTGGACAAGATGGATCTTATCTGTGCGAAATGCTTTTGAAGAAGGGTTATGATGTCTTAGCGATAGCAAGAAGGTCTTCTGTAGATAATACCGAAAGGCTGAAAAATTGTTTAAATCACAGACGATTCACTATGGTCAGGGGCGACATATGTGATCAATCTTTCGTTTTCAGCACGATAGCCAAGAACAATCCAGAGGAAATCTACAATCTGGCAGCACAGAGTCATGTGGGCGATTCTTTTACGCAACCGAACTATACGATTGATGTAGATTTGATGGGAACATTGAATGTTTTAAATGGAATTTTGAACTTTTCAAAATCTTCAAGATTTTATCAAGCTTCTACGAGTGAAATGTATGGTTCCTGTTTCTCTTACTATAGTCCTATTGATGGCACTAGAGTTGAGTCTAAAACTGCTATTAGCAGAGAAGATTTTATTAAAAAGAATTGTTTTCAAGACGAATTTACTGCAATGATACCCAATTCGCCATATGGAGTTGCGAAGCTGGCATCCCACAATTTGGTTAAGATTTATAGGGAGTCCTATGGATTGTACGCCTGTTCGGGCATATTATTCAATCATGAATCACCAAGGCGTGGTGAATTGTTTGTAACAAGAAAAATAACTTCTTGGATAGGAATGCGGAAAAACTCTAAGACAAAAGAAAAGTTACAGCTTGGAAATGTAGATTCTTTGCGTGATTGGGGTCATGCAAAAGATTATGTTGAAGCAATGCACTCGATGCTTCAATTAAATGCTCCAGATGATTTTGTAATAGCTACTGGGCGTACTTATTCTGTAGAAGATTTTTTAAATGTTGCTTTTAAACACGCTGGTTTTGGTAGTTGGAAAAGGCAAGTGGTTTTAAATCCAACATTAAAAAGACCATTTGAGGTTGATGCTCTTCGTGGAGTTTCAACAAAGGCAGCAAAAGTTCTCAAATGGGAACCTAGTTATAATTTTGATCTTCTTGTTAAAGAGATGGTCGAAAGCGATATAGATGGACACAAAGTATAAAGTAATTAGGGATACTAGAGAGCAAAATGGCTGGACTTTTATGCCAGCAAAAGCTTGCGAAGGAACTGTATCTGGAACACTAAAGACTGGTGATTATTCCATAGAAGGATATCAGGATATTTTAACCATAGAAAGAAAAGGCTCTATTGCAGAATTAGCAACAAATTTAGTTGAAGATAGATTTGAAAGAGAACTAGAAAGAATGGAGTCTTTTAAATATGCATTTATGATCTTAGAGTTTTCTATGGATGATTTAATTAAATATCCTAAAGGTTCTGGAATACCATACTATAAAATGAAGAGTGTAAAATTAAATGCGTTTTTCTTACTTAAAAGACTAATTGAAATAGAACTTAAGTATAAGGTTAAAATTATCTTTGCAGAAAATCATGGGCAAACTGTTGCTTCATCAATATTTAAAAGAGTAATTGAAAATGAAGGACCAAGAGAAATTAAAGAGCATAATTGATCGGGCGTGGATGCTATCTGAGCAAGAAATGCTTGCTGTTAGCCCATTGACTGATATTAACGACATTCAAAAAATAGTCGATTTACCTTTAACAAATATTCATCCTCTTAAAAACATTTCTAAATCTGACATGGAAAGAATGGATATATATCTGCTCAAGATAATGAGAAATCCAGACTACTTTCCTTTTACATGCAAACTTTTATTTGGAATAGACATATTTCCTTTTCAGCATATCATACTTAAAGAACTTTGGAAAAGACCTTTCCCAATGATTATCGCTGGTCGTGGTGCGGGTAAAAGTTACATTCTTGCCTTATACTCTATGCTCAGACTTTTGTTTACTCAGGGTTGTAAGATTGCAATCATAGGTAAAGTATTTAGGCAGAGTAAAGTTATATTTGAATACATGGAAGGTCTGTGGGTCAATGGGGTTATCTATAGAGACATATGTGGTGTTGGCAAAGGTAGAAATAATAGAGATCAAGGCCCAAGACGAGATATAGATAGATGCGAAATGATTGTTGGCGAAAGTGTAGCTATGGCATTGCCTTTAGGAACAGGGGAAAAGATTAGAGGTCAAAGAGCCAATTATACAGTTTGTGATGAGTTTGCTTCTATTAGAGAAGACATATATCAAAATGTGGTAAGGGGTTTTTCTAGCGTAGCATCTAATCCAAGCGAGAAAGTTCATAGGCAAGCAAAAATAAGATTGATGAAACAGCTTGGGGTTTGGACTGATGCAGATGAAGCACAGGAAAGCAAAATACTTAGAAGCAATCAAAATATTGTTGCTGGTACTGCTTATTATTCTTTTAATCACTTCTATAAAACATGGGCGAATTATAAAAGGATAATTGAAAGCAATGGCGAAAAAAAACTTTTAGAAGAAATTTTTCAAGGGGCAATACCTCTTGGTTTTGATTGGAGAGATTATTCCATAATAAGACTTCCAGTAGAAATACTTCCTGTTGGTTTTATGGATGCTAAACAGATAACATCTGCTAGAATAAATAGCACTAAAGCCAATTATCTAATTGAGTATGGTGCTACATTTGCTACTGATTCTGATGGCTTTTTTAAACGAAGTTTAATTGAATCTTGCATTGTTGGAAAGCCAGAAAGTCCAATAAGTTTGGCAGACGGAGAAATAGTTTTCCATGCTTCTTTACTTGGTGATGGTGCTGTACAACATGTTATGGCAATCGATCCAGCTTCTGAAAGAGATAATTTTGCTATAATTGTATTGGCTCTACATGCAGATCATCGAAGAATAGTTTACTGTTGGACAACTAATAGAAGTGCATTTAAACAAAAAATGAATAAGGGTATTTCAAAAGAAAAAGACTTTTACAGTTATTGCTGTAGAAAGATTAGGGATTTAACAAAAGCTTTTCCAAATATGGTAAGAATATCTCTTGATAGTCAAGGTGGTGGTGTTGCCATAGAGGAAGGTTTACAAGACCCAAATAGGATCAATGAATCAGAATCGCCAATATATAGAGTAATAGAACCAAACAAATCAAAAGACACAGATGATAAGCGTGGTGAACACATTCTTCAAATGATTAATTTTGCAGATGGTAATTGGGTACTAGAAGCAAATCATGGTCTTCGTAAAGATATGGAAGATAAGGTTTTACTATTTCCATTTTTTGATCCAATATCAATAACTCTTGCAGAAGAAGAAGATATTGCTGCTGGAAGAAAAGAAGATTTAACAAATTTGTATGATACGCTAGAAGATTGTGTTATGGATATAGAAGAGTTAAAAGACGAATTGGCCAGCATTGTCCATACTCAAACCATTGCTGGAAGAGATCGTTGGGATACTCCAGAAAGCAGAGATGTTGACGGCAAAAAAAGTAGGATTAGAAAAGATAGATATTCTGCTCTTTTGATGGCAAACATGGTTGGAAGAATGTTTCAAAGGATTGAAGTTCAAGAAGAATACATACAATCTGGTGGATTTGCATCAGCAGTAGAGACTAAGAACAGTGATGGACCTATGTACATTGGTCCAGAATGGTTTAAACAAGCAACTAAGAATAGTGCTAATTATGGCACAGTTATTCCTACAAGGTGTAATAATATTTTAGAGTAATCAGATTACAATCAGATTAGGTGAAAAATGTCAGAAGAAAAACCGTTATTTGTTACTTGGGATGAAAATGATCCAAAATCCAAAGAAGCAGCATTTGCAAAATCTGCGTATGTTGATTCACTTCATCATACTTCTAAGGCTGGCACAGCTTTTCAAAATATATTACCCGGAAATATCTCTGTTCGTGAATCATTTGATCGTAGGGATTATGACTTTTTTAGACCAGGCGAGAGTATACCCACTTTAGAAAAAGATATCATTTCTGCATGTATGCAAGCCTATGAGCGTATAGGCATAGTTCGTAATGTAATAGATATGATGGCAGAATTTGCTTGTCAGGGCATTGATCTTGTTCACCCAAATGAAAAAATACAAACCTTTTATAGAGAATGGTTTTCAAAAATAAATGGGGCAGAAAGAACTGAGCGTATTTTAAATATGCTTTATAGATCTGGTAATGTGATTGTAAAGAGATCAACTGCAAAGTTAAAAAGTCTAGATGTTGAAAATTTGCAAAAAGGTTTAGCAGCAGACATACCAGTTGGAGAATCGATATCTGCTCCAAAAAATGAAATACCTTGGGGATATACTATATATAATCCAGTAACCATAGAGGTTTTTGGCGAAGAACTGGTTCCATTTCTTGGGCCAAACTCATTTAGATATGGCGTTAGAATTCCAGAGTCTTTGTTGAAAAAAATAAAAAATCCACAAGATACTATTGAAAAAGACTTAGTTGCTGGAATTTCTTTGCAAAGTTTAACATCTGTATCCCAAGGTGGTAAAGCATTGCCTCTTCCGGCAGATAAGACTAGTGCAATTTATTATAAAAGAGATGATTGGCAAGTTTGGGCAAGGCCCATGACATATTGCATACTTGAAGACTTAATGATGCTTAAGAAGATGAAGCTGGCAGATCTTGCAGCATTAGATGGTGCTGTTAGTCACATTCGTGTATGGAAATTAGGCTCGCTTGAACACAAGATTTTGCCAACAGAAACAGCAATAGGTCGTTTGGCAGATATGCTTATGAACAATGTTGGTGGTGGTTCAATAGATTTAATTTGGGGTCCAGAATTAGACTTTAAAGAAACATCGACTGATGTTGCAGCTTTCTTAGGTGAAGAAAAATACAAGCCAATTTTAAATGCAATATTTGCTGGATTAGGTATACCACCATCTTTAACTGGTTTACCAGCAGGACAAGGGTTTTCAAATAACTATATTAGTTTAAGAACATTGATTGAAAGACTTGATTATGGTCGTTCTTTACTAATTTCGTTTTGGGATAAAGAAATCAAGCTTGTTCAACAAGCTATGGGGTTTAAAGTTGCAGCCCAAATAGTGTTTGATCAACATACGCTTTCTGACGAAGCTGCTGAAAAAAGATTGCTCATTGATCTTATGGATCGTGATCTTATTAGTGAAGAAGCAATTCAAGAAAGATTTGATCTTATTCCTGAGATTGAAATGGTTAGAAGAAAGCGTGAAATGCGTAAACGAGAAAGTGGTAAAATACCTAAAAAAGCTGGCCCTTTTCATAATCCACAGTTTGAAAATGATATTAAAAAGATGTGGGTTCAAATGGGTGTAATGTCACCAAAAGATTTTGGCATAGATGTTCAAACACCACCTGTGGCTAATGAGCTTAAACCTTCTGCTGAAGATAATGCTCAAAATCCAAAAGGAATTTCTGGACAAGGAAGACCAGTTGGCATTAAAGATTCTGAAAAAAGAAAAAAGAAAGTCATTGTTCCAAAAACTGCTGCAAGATTAGTAGATGCAATGGCATGGGCAGAACTTTGCCAGAAGAATATATCTGAGCATGTTAATGCTGCCTATTTATCTTCTTTAAGCAAAAAAAATCTTAGAGAGCTTTCATCTCAAGAATTTGAAAGTTTAGAAAAAACAAAGTTTCACATACTTTGCCAAATTAAAGCAGACCAAAAAGTAGACAAGGAATTAATTAAAGAAATAATATCTTCAAGTATGGAAATACCCTTAAAAATAAAGACTATTGTTAGTGTAGCAACTAAAAAATATATAGAAAAAGAAGGCACTCAACCAAATACTGAAATGAGAAGAAAGATCGAGGCATCATCAATAGCAATTTACAGAGTAAATGAGATGCCATATGAAAACGGTGATACTGATAACATTGCATAGAAGGTACTATGAATTTGTTAATTCGATAAAAAATATTAAATCTAAGGGCGTTTTTGCCAATAATTTTCCAAGTATATTTGTGGTATGGGCAGATCCAGAACCAAGCAGATATTGGTTATTGAATGAATTGATTGAAGATAAAATAATAGAATTATTAATAACAAGACATATTTTACCAGGAGAAGATTTAAAAGTACCAACAACTTTTTATGAGTCAAACAACATAAGACTTGGTTTAGAAAATGTTTTTAGGGTTTACCCAAATTGTTTTTGTATAGTTCAAGCATCAGACATAACTATAACTGATTATGGTTTTGATTTAATGATAAATGAAATGAATCGTGGTGCAAATGGTGTTGTTTTTTATTGGTCAGCAAACGCATTTCACACAAACTGTTTTGCTATATCAAACAACAAAGATTACTGGCCTCCATTTGCAAATAAAAATGACCCAAACATATTAGAATTATTATGGAAAAGAAATTTGGCTTACAAAAAAATAGATAATTTTTTAACAGCAATGTCTAATTACAACAGAATAGCTTTTGAGCATGATCATATTTCAGAGAACATGATTCCATTTCCTAAAAAATATATTCCAAAAAATGCTACAATTAATTGTTATGTTTCTGGTAGTATGAGTTTTATCAGAATTGTTTTGAATTTTTTTCGGTGTATTATTTTAGGAGATTGTAATGGCAAAAATAATTGTTAATTATGATACTAAAAAATCTAAATTGGAATTTTATTTCAATAATTCTGAAATAGAAGACATATTTTCAATATTTATTTATAGAGATATAACAAACAGTTATAAATACACAATGGAAATTGTGAGTGATGATGGAAGACAAACTATAAAAAATGGCGAAATAGTATCACACAAAAATTCTGATTTATTTTTGAAGAAATTTTTAAACGCTATTGAGGTACAAAACAATGAATAATATAGCTATTTACAAAGCCGAAATAGAAGATGGCTTAAAAGAAAAAATCTCTTCTAGTCTTACAATATCGTCTTGTGTAGCAATAGAAGATTGCATTCCTTTTGAAGTTTCAGACTATAAAGCAATTGCTGAAAATAAAGGACAAGTAGATTTACATTATTTAAAATCTATTCTTGTTACAACTGGTTGGAATAAAAACGATGATGTTTTTGATCGTGCAGAAGTTTGGGTAGCAAGAACTAGTCCAGAAGATAAGCCTTTTAATTATGAGCATGATCAAAGTCAAATAATCGGCCATATAACATCTTGCAATGCAATTAATGTTGATGGTAGTAAAATATCTGACGGTAGCACAATAGACGAACTACCTTCTAAATTTCATATTGCAACATCTGCTGTTCTTTACAAGTATTGGGAAGATGCAGAAAAACAACAAAGAATGAATGAAATTCTTTCTGAAATTTCGCAGGGTAAATGGTTTGTTTCAATGGAAGCTTTATTTACCGCTTTTGACTATGCAATAATCGAAGGTTCAAATTCTAGAGTTGTAGCAAGAAATGAAGAAACAGCATTTTTAACCAAATATCTTAGGTCTTATGGCGGGAATGGCGTATATAAAGATATGAAAATTGGTAGACTGTTAAAGAATATTACATTCTCTGGTAATGGTCTTGTTCGCAAGCCAGCTAATCCAGAAAGTGTTATTTTTCAAGAAACAGAAGCTTTTAAATCAAATTCGGGGTATCATTTAGGTGAGACTATAGTTTCAAAGGAGATAGATCAAATGAAAGATAATGAGAATCAATTTGAGGACATGCAAAAACAACTTGAAGACCTCAATGTTTCGTTGGCTGAAGCCAATAAGAAAGTTGAAGATTTTCATGCTGAATCTGGCATGTTGAACAAAGAAAAAGAAAACATGTCCAATCAATTGGCAGAAGCTAAAAAGATGCTTGAAGAACTCAAGTCTTCTTATGATGCTGTGTCCAATGAGCTTGGCACTATGAAGAAAGACAAAAAAGCAAATGACCGTCTTTCTATGGTAATGGAAAAGATGGGCATGAATAAAGATGAGGCTATTAATGTAGTCAATTCTTTAGAAACTCTTGCTGATGAAGCTTTTGCTTCAAGCGTAAGCTATCAGTCTGAGTACATGAACAAAAAAATGTCTGATTATAAAAAAGCTGGCTCTGAAGTAGAAGTTGAAATTGAAACTAAAGATCCTTCTGAAAAGAAGGATATGCAGAATCAAGAAGAAGACAATATGGAAGAAGATCCAGCAGAAAGCAAAGCCTCAATTTCCGTTTTGGATACCGCAGAAGTTAAGAATGATGCTGCTCTTGCAACTTCTGAGGTGGCTAGTGAAGTCAGGCAAGTAGCATCGCAAATTGCTTCGTATTTTGGTTTAGACAAACACGCCACAGCATAAGGAGAGAAATCTAATGGCAATTAAACCAGACCGCTTGATTAATGAAACCGACATTTCGTTGGTTTGTAATGATGTCCACGAAAAAGGCACAGTTCTTATTTATGGAACTGCTGCCTCTGGTGCTGGCATTGAAACCCCAGGTCTTTGCAGCTATCAATCTGGTAGTCCTTCGGGCTATAAGGTTGCTGGTCTTAGCTTGGCAAACTTTGTTGACATTGATCAAACAAGGGTTCACCGTAACTTTCACAAAGATGAACAAATAATTGGCGAAAAAGCACCACTTCTTCGGAAAGGTTATGTTGTTACCAATAAGGTAACTGGTAGCCCCACCGTTGGTGATAAAGCTTATTTGACAGTTAGTGGTTTGTTAACCCCAACTGTTTCCGCTAGTGGTGGTGAAGTTGCCACTCCTAGAGTTGGAACTTTTGCTGGTGCAAAAGACGAAAATGGTTATGTTAAAGTTTATGTTGAACTTCCAAACTAATAAGGAGAGATAAGAACATGAAAAAGCCAACACCCGAAATGATTGAATTGCTTAAACAGTCTGGAAGCAATCAATTTGAACATGCGACTGCTGCTCAAGCCGAACTTGCAAAGGCACTAACCCTTCCTTTGCGACAAGGCGTTCTCAATGGTGACATCATTGGTGGCATCTTTGAACCTATCAATTTCCAGCCAGGTACATCTATTGAATTCCCATTAGATTTCCTTGCTCCTGGTTCTGAAAAAGATTTCGTTGCTTATACGATTCCTTCTCAGGGCAAGATTCCAGAACGACATGTTGAAGGCGACTTCGTAATGGTTCCAACTTTCGAAGTTGGTTCCTCTATCGACTTCTCCTTGCGATATGCTAGGGATGCTCGTTGGGATCTAGTTGGTCGTGCTCTTCAAGTTCTTGAAGCCTCCTTTGTTCGTAAAATGAACAACGATGGCTGGCACACTATCCTCGCTGCTGGCGTAGGTCGTGGAATTGGCGTTTATGACGCTGCTGCCACAGATGGCGTTTTCAGCAAGAGGCTTGTAGCTCTTATGAAAACCTCTATGCGTAGGAATGGTGGTGGTAATAGCACCTCCGTTAATCGTGGTAAGCTTACTGACCTATATCTCTCTCCAGAATCTATGGAAGATTGTCGTAGTTGGGATATTGGTGAAGCTGACGATTTCACAAGGCGTGAAATTTTCGTAAGTCAAGACTATGGTTTGACCAAAGTTTTTGGCGTAAACCTTCACGACATCGATGAACTCGGTGTTGGTCAAGCTTATAATGACTACTATGAAAATGTTCTTAGCGGAACTTTTTCTGACGGCAAATTGGAAATTGCTATCGGTCTTGATCTTGAAAAAGCAGACAGCTTTGTTATGCCTGTTCGTCAGGATATCGAAGTGTTTGAAGACCCAACTTTCCATCGTCAGCGTAGAATGGGTATGTATGGTTTCGGAGAACACGGCTTCGCTGTTCTTGATAACCGTAGGGTACTTATTGGTCAACTCTAAGACCATGTTTTTAAAAAAAAATAGCGACTCCAGTATTTACTGGGGTCGTTTTTTTTAATACAATAGCATAGGATAAAATCTTAAGGAGAATGCTATGAGTAAAGAACCTAATATTTTTGAAAAAGCTGCCAATTTTGCAAAAGCTGCTGTTAAGCATGTTGCTTCTGGTATGCCAAAAGTTACAGATGAGCAATTAAAAATTAGACTTAATGTTTGTGACACATGTCCAGAAGTCAATAAAGACAATCCAAATTGGACATGTACAAAATGTGGATGCAACTTGAAGATAAAAGCTAGTTGGGCTACTCAAGATTGCCCCATTAAAAAGTGGCCAGCCATTACTTAATAGATGGTGTATTTATCTTTGGAGAAAACAAAATATGCACTTCCAAAGAAACATAACAAGAATACAAGATCAAGACGACTTTTCTGGAGTACCAGCCTCTGGACAAGCCGTTTTTTTTGATGGTGAAAATTTTATCACATCAGATATTTTTGGAAATCAAGGATCACAAGGCGATCAGGGTTCCCAAGGAAATCAAGGCATTCAAGGAATGATTGGTGTTCAAGGACATCAAGGGCAAATGGGAGAACAGGGTTTCCAAGGAAACCAAGGCGACCAAGGAGATCAAGGAGAACAGGGTAATCAAGGACCACAAGGGGAACAAGGTTATCAAGGTTATCAAGGTTTTCAAGGGCAACAAGGTTTTCAAGG